AGATAACATATCCTTTAGGGAATTTAAAAAACGAATAGCTGTAGTCGCACCCTTAACACCATTGTTGATGATTTCATCTTCAAGGTGTTCCATGTGCGTATTTTTATCTTCATTTAATATTTCTTTGAATGATAACATAAACTACCACATAATAAAATTGTTATGTGAAACTAAAGGCTCATAATCCATATAATCAACTAATCTTTTAAAGCTATCACCAATCCATTCTTTTGCTTGTTCAAATTTTTCTTGAATCCAAGTAATAAACTTATTAAATAAATCAGTTACTTTATTTTTCAATTTATCCCAGAGTTCACTAGCCTTATCAAAAATTCCTTCAGCTATTAATTCTTTTTCAATCTGTTCAAATCCTTCATCCAAAACCATTTTGACACCTAAACCAATAGTTGCCCAAAAATTATATATTTTTTTCCCTGTCTTATCTGCACTCCCTTTAACAGACCCTGACTTAAATCTAACATCAGGTTTTACTTGACTAGCAATTTTCTTAACATATTTATCTGATGGTTTTCTAACAGTATGAAAAGCAGATTTAGTTCCCTCAAAATTTGTTACAAGAAATGATGTTGCTGTTCCTTCATTTTTGCCAAATTTCTTTACTCCTGTCATTGCTTCAAATGTAAACTCTTGTGCAAAATCAGAATTTTGTTCAAATGCTTTTCTTAAATCTTTTTTAAATTTTCTATGAAACACATCTATTTCTTCTAACACTTTTCCTTTTGCTGTTCCTATTAAATCTCTTTTATTACCATGAACTTCTTTTCCTTTTTTATCTGTTATACGAAAAGATGTTTTCAAGCCTTTTAATTGTTTTTCTATTTTCTTTAACAAAGCATTATTATCAACATTTTTCATAGCAGCATAAAAAGTTGCTTGTGCTTCTGCACGTTGACCACTCATTAGTTGGGCATTTCCAGTTTTTAAAGAAATATAATTCTTTCCAATTATAATATCAGTCTTTGGTGTTTTAGTTGCACTCGGAACCTTACCATTAAAATAAGATGCCCACTCTTTTGTTACTTCATATCTATTACTTGGAAATTTTCCTTTACCTTTTATTCTTTGTTTTTTTAATACTTTCATTGCATTAGCCACCGAAACTCTAGGATCTTTAAATTTTGCTTTCTTATCATTATTTGCAGCTGCAACTAAAGCAGCTTCCATTTCAAATGCTCCAGAAGTATCTGACTCTGTTATAAATTCAATAAATGATTTCATATCTTTCCTAATTCCTCTAACTTACACAATGGACATTCGTCAATGTCTATTGACCTAAATGGGCAGACTGTATAGTGGTCATCAGCCTTACTTATTTGTCTGTTTAGAAGTGAATTTTCACCAATACCCTTTTTCTCTTTTACTGCACGAGCGGCAGCTTCATTAAACATTTTTTTAATATCCATCATGTACCAAAACTTAAACCTCTGTTAAGTTTACCTTATAACGCTTCCCTGACACATTGTTCAATAAAAATAAATCATCTTCGCCTTCTTGAAATGTCCAAGAACCAGAAGTTCCATCCACACTATTACCATCACGGTGTGTATTATCTAAAGTCATATCACTAGTTTTAAAATCCTGTACAACTATTGCTGTACCTTCAGCTTTAATAGTTGCATGATCTCCCATGTAAATTGTACTATCATCAACATACATATCACGAATCTTATATGTTGCACTACCTATATCATAAGTATTATTTGCTGATGGTAGGAGAGTAGACGACATAGTATACCAGCTATTAGTACCTTGTTTAGCAATAATACTAGTATCCGTCATAGTACCCTTAATTTTATCAGAACTTGTTTCCAAAAAATCAAGAATATCTGAAACTTTTTGACTCATTTTTAACCCCTTATATAATTAAGTTCACTATATATTTATAATATTTCTCCACAAGTATCTAATTATAGTTCTGTTTTACCAGAAATTCAGGCAATTTCCACTCAACCATATCCTTATCCACGTTATAATGCCCTAAAGCCCCGCAAAAATTGCAATATTCAATACCAACATCATAGTCTAATGTAGTCGTATTTGCCTTATGTTCACACAATTTCTTCATAACTTGTGGTTCTTTCTCACTATTAAACCAACCATCTGAAATCGTTAAATCTTGCATTGTACCCTCCTTTATCGTCTATTTATATGTTCCAATTATCGACTTTTCTGCGTTCTGGTTTAATTTTTAATACAAACGGATTAGAGTTTGTATTAGCTTCTGTCTTTTTCTCATAGAACTTATTACTTCCATCACCAGCTAATTTTGGTTGGTCATCTTCTTCAATATCTTCGAGTTTCATTCGTTTCTTGATAACATTCACCAAGAATTTACTATTAATACTAGGATCGGCATAACGATTCTTTAACTGTTTAAATAATATCTGATTCTTACTACTTGTATCATCATCTTTTGCCATAATTGCTAACATCAAATCTGCTGTTGCTGGTAATCCAAAACTTTCTGAGGTATTGGTTAAATCAGGATCACTACTACCATATCCTTCCCGATTTAATTGAGAACTTGTAATAATAGGAACATTACACTCTACTGCTAAACCACGAATTTCTTCTGCGATAGATTTAATATAAATGTAAGTGTTCATATTAGCTGCCCACTTCACTCTACTTGATGCACAAATATTCAAGTAGTCCAAAATAATTACCTTTGGTGTAAAATCTTTTTTAATTTTCAACTCACGAATTAAAGCACGAAAGTTTCCAACATGAGCTCCTGCTGTTGGATATTCTTTAATAACTAATCTACCAATATTTAATTTATCTAATTTCTTTTGGAAACTATCCTTTGGAATAATATGTAAATCACCTATATCAATATCCATCAAGTTCGCATCAATTCTTTCTGCTATTCTTTCCTCTGCCATTTCCATAGTAATATATAAAACATCTAAACCCTGTTTCATATACTGACTTGCAAAATGTGTTTTTACTAAAGTTTTACCAACACCAGTTCCACCTAATAGTACAGTAAGTGTTTTTGGTGAAATTCCACCATTGGTAATTTTATCTAACATCTCCATCCCAAATGAAAGTTTAGCTTCTTTCTTATGATAAAATTCCCACCTATCATCACTATTTTCCAAATAACTATGCCCGACACTTGTATCTAATGAAATGGCTAATGCCTCTGTAAGAATTTCTGGTATTGCATCTTTAGACTTTTGTTTTTCTTTACCTTCTAAGATTGAAATACTTTCAACAATACCATTATATACTGCTTGGTCTTTTGCCCACTTTTCTGTTTCTTGAACTAACCATTCTTCATCATCTGTTTTTTGCTTATATGTCTTTAGAAGCTCTTCACATTTATTAAATGTTGCCTCATTCAAATCATTTCTATTTGATAACTTTACAGACAATGATTCTATTGTAGGTGGTTTATTATATTCAGAGATATGTTTTTGTATTTCTGTGAAAATTATCTTTTCATTATTATCTTTAAAATACTCTGGTTTTAAAAAGACACCAATAACACTAGAATAATTACCATTATGTATTAAGTTTTCTAATATCAAACTTTCAGTTCTCATATAATATATCCCTAATAATTTTCTTTTCCTTTTCTACATCAATGGATAAGAATGGCTTATAATTTTTCACCAATTTAATAAAATCCTTTGATGCAGGGTCAATTAACTTCTTTTCCATCTGTGGAAGAAAATTTAAAACAATATCAAGTGTAGTAAATGTCTCTAATGAGATTCTCCGTGATAAACCAAGTTTTAATATAGCTGGATGATTAACCTGTTCGGCTATGAACAATTCGTCAAATGTTTTATCATACTCCTCCATATATTTAATAATTTCCTCAACATCACGTTTTAAGTGAAAATGAAAATTATTCATTCTCTCTTTATATACATCATATAAATCACTATCAAAACTAGAAGGATATGTTATATTATTGGTAAATTGTGACAAATAGAAAAATACTAAATCTTCTTTATAGTTAAACATCTTTCCAAGATC